TGGCATCGCTCAAAGAGGATGACTTCGATGCTCAAAAAGAATACGATAAAATTAAAGTTCCGAAAGCCAAGAGAGGGGATATATATAAATTGGGCGATCATCATATGATGTGTGGCGATTCAACAAGCATCGATGATTTTAATAAGTTAATGGGGGGGGTCAAGGCAGATCTGATTTTTACGGATCCGCCCTATGCGGTTGATTATCATTCGCCGGCAGGCAATACATATAAGTCAAAAAAATATGGCGGTACCGGTGGAGCAATTTTTAATGATGATATGGGGGACGAGAAAGCGTTGGAGTTCTTTACTAAAGCACTGGAAGTATTAAAAGAGGTCAGCTCGGATTCCTGCCCGATCTACTGGTGGTTTGCCAATAAAAACAATTACCTCAACCGAAAGGCATTCATGGATTCGGGCTGGTATATGTCGCAGATCATTGTCTGGGTCAAAAACAGCATGATATTTAGTCAGGGTCAGGACTATCACCGACAGTATGAGCCTTGTATGTTCGGGTGGAAGAAGGGCAAAAAGCATTCAACCAATAAAAAGATCGCCAATCTCAAGGATGTATTTACGCTCGAGTACGAGGACTTCAGGGAAGCAATTGATTCATTTTGTGATGTGTGGTATCAAAAACGAGATATCACAACGAACTATGTTCATCCGACGCAGAAGCCGGTCAAATTGGCCGAACGGGCTTTGAAAAAAAACAGTAACCCGGGCGATGTGGTAATCGATGCATTTCTCGGATCAGGATCAACGCTTATTGGATGCCAGCAATTAAATCGAAAGTGCTACGGCATGGAGCTGGACCCGAAATTCGTGGATGTAATTATAAAACGATGGGAATCATTCGCAAATTCAAAAGCAGAGTTAATTTCACGAGCGTAACGCTCACGGCAGGCATCACGATGGATGCGATCATAATTTATTTTATTGTCAAAGCATGGCTAAATTAAAACTAAAATTGAGAGTGCTGGGTAATCGGATATTGGTTCGGCCGATACTCGAGAAAGAGGTTGAGGAAGGTAAAAGAGGAAGTATATATTTGCCCGAAAATGTTGCCAATGTCCAAAAGAAACCAACTCGGGGCGAAGTGCTGTTGGTTGGTCCCGAAATAACCAAAATTAAAAAAGGCGAGTTTGTAAGGTTTGAAAAATACGCCAGTAACCCGATACGATTTGGGGAAGAAGATTTTTACTTCTTCACCGAGGATCAAATTCTGGCGATCGAAGAAGTATGAGAATACTATCAATTGATTCAATAACAAGTGGCGGTATGCACGCATGGTGTATGGCGGAGGCAGGAGGACAGATCATGCGGATCAAGAAGCCACTGGCCGAAGCGAGGCGGTTGCTGGGTATTAAGCCAGATGATTCAGATGATATTTTAGCAAGGGTCACAAGGATCTCATGGCGGGATCGGTTAGTGTTTTGGATCAAGAGAACTTTTAATATCAAACGCAAAGCATGAGACTAGAAGTCGGCCAAAAAATAAAAACCAACTACGGAACTGAACATTATGTGGTTGTTGGGATAAAAAGAAATTGCACGTGTCCGCATATCCTTGATGAGATCAATTGTACTGGCGTAACGGAAAGCAGGATGCATTCTCACCTAACAGTTCGATCATTAAAAGACGGGAAATTGGGATGGTTGAATTGGTATGACGACGAAACATTAAAGAGCATTCGGGGCAGGGATAGGATATTGTTATTGACAAACAACGAACCGCTTCAGTTGAGTATGATTTAATACAAAATATGGCAAAGAAAACCAAAAAAACTAAAGAAGTTGATGAGGGCGGAAGACCTTGGTTTAATGGCAAAGATGAAAGTATGGTAGTTGCGAAACTCAAAGAGGCTTTTACAATTGGTTCGAATGTCAAGAGGGCTTGCGCTAACGCAGAGATATCTATTGATTCGTATTACAGGTATCTCAAGGAGTATCCGGAGTTACGCAATGTTTTTGAGAATTTGAGAGAAAAGCCAGTTTTGAAAGCGGAGGCAATCGTTGCCGAAAAGTTGAATGATAAAGATATCGACACGGCCAAGTGGTTATTGGAGCGCCGGGCAAAGGGTGAGTATTCAACTCGGCAGGAAATTGCGCCAATCAATCCCGACGAGGATGATCTAAGCGAAGAGGAAAAAGAACAACTTCGTAAAATCGTAAGAGCTAGCCAAAAGAAAAATGACAAATGATCAGATCTATAAGCAACAGAGTGTTAGAGATTTTAGAAAAGGGATCAGCCAAACAGAGGCGGTTGCTTTGTGGTGACGATTTCATATACTTTGCGATCTATTACTTCAGGGAATTCTTTCAGTATGACATTCCTGATTTTCACTACGAGATGTATCAGGACATCGAGGATCTGCGAGACGACGAGATCGATTATCTGGCATGGATTATGTTTCGTGAGTCGGCTAAGACTTCCATTGCCAAGATGTTTGTTGTGTGGTGTATCTGCTATCGCTGGCGCCGGTTCATTAACTTTGACTCATACGACAAAGACAATGCGGAGGCCAGCATATTCGATGTTGCCAACTGGTTAATTTCAAATAAAAAGATTGTCAGAGATTTTGGGCATCTGTTCGTTGAGAAAAAGACAGACGACAAAAAAACGATGAAACGGTTGAATGAGTTTATTACCACGACTAGCATCAAGGTTAAGGCCTATTCAACGCAGGAAAGCACCCGAGGCCGCATCTACGATCGATTCAGGCCGGATCTGTATGTCATTGATGACTTTGAAACATCCAAGACAAAGTTATCTCTGGCCGTCACGCAAAAAGTCGGAGACCACATCGATGAGTTGAAGGCTGGATTGGCGCCGGGTGCGAAAATCATCTTTTTAGGCAACCTGATCACGGAAGCCGGTAATGTTTATAAACTGATGCAAAGCGAAAAAGATGATCCTCGATTGAGGGTGCGCCGGATAGACGTGGTTATGAATGGCAAGATCATGTGGCCAGACAAATATGTCATGACCGATGAAGAATTGGGTAAAGATTCACTGTTAGAAAATCCAATGATATCACTTGAATCAAAAAAACGATCGCTGAATGCAGGGGGTAAAAAGGTTTACGAGACTGAAATGGAAAATAACCCCGAAGCGGCCGGTGGCATCGTATTCGATCGACAAAAAGTAGAGTCGATGATCAAGCACGCAAGGAAGCCACTCGAAGTGCTGGCTGGTTTCAAGATTTGGGACAAGTACAATCCGAAGCATCGATATGCGATCGGCGCCGATACATCAAAAGGAGTCGGACGAGATCATAACGCTTCGGTGGCTGTTGATTTCAGTCCAGTTCCGGCAAGGGTTGTCGGGACCTATAAAAACAACGAGATTGCGCCCGACACATTCGCTTATGAATTAAAGCGAGAGGGGAATGTATTCGGCACGTGCTTGTTGGCGCCGGAGTTGAACAACACAGGATATGCTACGATCACGCAGTTGAAGCAGATCTATTCGGTCAAGTCGATTTATTCGCATATTCCAAAAGACAGGATGGTCGATAAGCCAGTAACAAATCCAACGCTTGGTTTTGAAACAAATCGGGCGACCCGGCCGGAGATCATGTATCAACTCAAATCGGCAGTCGAGGACGGATTGCTGGATATCCCGGATGAGGAGTTGTTGCTCGAGCTGAAAGGATACACGCAGGAGGATTTGGAGGACTACAGCGACAAAACGACAAGGCATTTCGATTTATTGATGGCGTGTGCGATCGCTTGGGCGATGAGAGATTACGCCAAGGTGGCCGAACCGCAAAAGAAGCCATTCAGGCAGTCAGAATGGCAACCATCATCAAACATTGAAGGACGATAACCAAATACAATTGGCAGAGATGAAGCCAGACAATCGCAAGATCGTGGTTGAGCTCGGGTTTCAAAAAGACTTTAGCATCGAGGTTATATTCGCATTCAGGACACCTTGCGATGTTTACGGCGAGCTTCGGCCGGTCAAAAATGGTTTTGGCAGTGTCATGGTCAGGATTGAATCAAAATTAACATTCGAGTTTTTAGACACACTTCAGAAGGCGCTCGACGACTTCAAGGTGAAGCTAAAAGACTACACAAACTGATGGCAGATTTAGGAACAATCGATATGACAAAAAAGTGGGCGAATACGCCCGAGATTCGGCTCATGAAAAGATTGATGGATGAGTTGGGTCAGATATACTCGAGGATGGGTATCGTGCCTCAAGACCTGCAGATGATTACAAATAAACTCCGAGACGAATTCTTTAAGGAAAAGGGTGTATTGGTCAAAACCTGCGCCAAAGAGCTAATGCCGTTGCAGGACGAATTCGACAAGCTGACAGAGAAAGTTCGAGAGTATCACGGCAAGATCAGAGACATGGGGAAGGATCACAAAATCAGAGAGCACCAGTTGGCGATTAAATTCATTGAGCTGGAGTTGAAAGTTGTTCGCCAGCATATTCAGAACTCAAGGGTCAAATGAGTTATCAACAAGACCGACGGATTACTCATTTGTCAATTGGTGTTATAATTTAATATCGAGGGGCGTGCTGGTCGGCTAATGTCCGACAAAGCGTGAGTTGCTAAAACTCCGCCCCTCATCTTTTCAATGGCCAAAAGAAACAAAATTGAACCAGTGACAACGGACGTCGCCTCAAAGATTGTTGAGCAATGTTTTAAGCAGTACGAAGCAGGCAGAAAGTATCGTGACACTCGGGTCAAGGATTGGCATGGCAATGAAGATCTGTATCTCAACCGACCACGTCCGGCTCTTAAAGGCCGGTTTAATGTTGGTTTGCCGATCATGGGAGGTTACATTGATACGTTAATTGCAAAGACGGACGAAACACCGCAGGCCATCATCGCACATCTTAATGATGCTCACATCAGAGCGGCCAAAAAAGTCGATTCGTTCTTCGAGGTTGATTCCGATTCGATTCATGCCAATTGGGCAGGAGCCGACCTTGATTCACGAAAAATGGCCGGGTTGTACGGCCGGGCGATTTATCTTAATTACTCCGAGTCGGACCCGGAATACAAAAGCTATCGTGACTTGATCGATGTATATGACTTCTTTTGCGAGCCATTGGGAGGCAAATATCTCGAGTCGCATCGATTCTTGGGTCAGGACAACATTTTCAGATCAGAGTTTGATTTAGAGGATGTTTATTTCGATCAAGCACAAGTCGCAAAACTCAAGACATCAATATCAAAGGATGAAGTTAACAAGAACAGCGAGGAATATAAAAATAAGCTCAACCGGCTGGCCGCCTTGGGTATCACCGGCAATTGGGATGATTACACCGGCGACAGGATGTTCAAACTGGTGATGATGGGTACGATCTACCGAGGCAAGAGGTATTTCGTCATATTCCATCCAGAATCAAAAGTGTGGGTCAGAATCAAAACAATCAAGGAAGATTTCAAATCAAATCTGTGGCCGTGGACTTCATGGGCGGCATACCCCGATCGTTTTAATTTCTGGTCAAAGTCACCAGCTGATGATCTAAGACCGGCGTGCGAGGCAATGAATGTTTTATTTAATCAGGTATTGGATAATCGTCAAAAGAAAAACTGGGGTCAGCGTGCATTCGATGATGAAATGTTTCCGGATCCGGCATTGCTCGAGTGGCGACCCGATGGATTGGTCCCGGTCACCGTCCCGGCCGGAAAGAATTTGCAAAATGGTATTTATGAATTTAAAGTCGGTGATATTAACGACACGATGAACGTGGTTCAGATCATCGATAACATTCTCGGCCAAAAGACAGGCATCACCGCCTCGGCTCAAGGCCAGTCGGATAAAGACGTCAAAGTCGGAGTTTATTATGGGGACCTCAAACAGGTTGCCGATCGTCTCGGGCTTTTAAATAAAAGTTATGTTGAGGAACTGGAGCAGGGCATATTGCGCTGGTCATGGAATTTATGGGAGCACTGCCCGGAGGGAACAATGGTCAAAGTTATTGGCGAGAGAGGCGTTGAATGGGAAGCATTGAAAAAAGAGGATGCCGAGCCGGACTTTGCGATCAGGATCAAAGGCGGATTTGCAGAAGTTGAAGCAGATCAGCTTAAAAAGAAAGCAATGACCGAAGGTTTATTGGCGGTCAAGAATGACGGCAATCTCTCGCCTTTGCTCAATAAAAAGCTCACAGCGGAGGAAATGTTGCGATCATCCGGATGGAGTGATGACAAGATTAAACAGTTATTGGATCCGCAGTATGAGGGCAGTGATGAATCGCTATCAAAAGCATCACAGGCAATTCAGGATGTCTTGGAGGGCAAACTGCCGAAGAGATATCGTGGCGCCACAACCGCATTCGTTCAAAAAATACTCGACTTCATTTCAGATGCTGAAGTCACGCAACAGCAATATGATATTTTAGCCGCTTACGCTCAAGCCCATATGCCCATGGTCGAGGAGAACATGGTCAGGCGAGCGAGACAGCAAAATATGGGTATGTTGGTTGAGCAGGTACCGCAAGCCGGCGGACCTGCGACAAGAATGGCACCGAATGTTTTGCCGGGTGGCAGTCCTCAAGGGACAGCCAGCCGATCGCAAAACATCAGTGAGACGTTAACACCATGAGCGACACCGATGTTTTAGAAAAATTAGCCGATCTTAAAGACAAGCTGGTTAATGCGCCGGAAGAGGACAAGGAAACTATGTATCAGTGGGAGAAGCTGATCCGTAAGGCGTTTTTGGTTAAAAATCTATATGAGCATGATGCGGTCAAGATTATATTTCAGTATTTTCAAGCAAAAGTTGAGAGTATAAATAAGGCATTGCAGGAACAGACGGCCGATGAATTGGCTACGCCGCAGGGAGTTGTCAAGAGGGTGCGATGGGAAGCATTGAGGGAGGCTTACGGGTCATTCACGCAGATTCTATCAAGGGCGGAGGGTACGATAAAAGTTATCAACAAGAATGTGGACGAGAACCTATAACAAAATGTGATACAATTAAATTGTCAAGATGAAAAAAATCCAACCAAAATCAATGAACCATGGCATGGCAGAAACCGCCAAGCCACTGGAGAAAAAAATGTATCCGATGATTCGGTTGCCATTGGATCATTTTCCTGAAGTTAAAAAGTGGGAAGTTGGCGAGGATTATGTCATCACATTGCATCTCAAACAAACAAGCATGAACATCGGCAAAGAACCATACATGAACAACGAAGCCGGTTTTGAAATTCATGGTTATGATCTCCCCAAGGAAAAGGGAGGGTTGAAGAAAAAGTCAAAAGAGCCTCGATATCATGAAGATGATATGGAGAGCGAAGAATAACTTATGCCAGCAGATTTCGACAAATGTGTTGCCGATGGAGGCAAGGTGAGAACCAAACCGCTTTCAGGTGGCAAGTATATGCATATCTGCTACGACAAAGAAGGCAAATCGCACGCTGGAGAGGTTAAGACGAAAGAAATGAGGAAGGCAAGCAATGATAAGAAAAAGTCACCAAGATATTAAATTTATTAACTAACCATCTATCGTTCTGTATCGGGTCAACGACACGTTACGGATCGGTGCGATGACAATAAGAGCATATGTCAAAACCATTGACAGCGGCCGAAAAAGCCGCCAAGAAGGCCGAGAAAGATGCCGCAAAAGCTCCGAAGCTTGCCGGATCATCTGCCCTCAATGTTGTTAACAGGGATGGACAAATTGTCCGCACCTACACCGAACAACAGAGCAATGAGAGATGCACATTTGTCGAGGCGGCCGAAGAGTTTGTTGCTAAAAACAACAAAAACGGCGCCGATTACAAAATAGAGAAGGCCTAGTTTCTTTGAAAGTCAAACAATTCAACAGCTATATCGTCTGGTGGCATCACCTGATCCGCCGGCTCTGCTTTTCGTAGCTGTTGAGCATCCGGCGTATCGGGCGATGTCATTCAGACACCGCCTTTTTCGTTTGTTGTGAGGTTCAGACGAAAGGGTTAAATACTAAAACCTCCCCTATAGGCTAATTACCTATCTTGCGGTGTGGTTACCGTCTCTAAATAAAACCGAAGAGGCAGTGATATTTTCACAGCAGTAGGTTCACTTACAATGTCAGTTAAACCGACAAAAAAGGGAAAGGATCCTCGTTCGACCGATTCAGCGGAAGTTGAAGAGGTCATGGAGGAGATGAGGCAGGAGGGCATCGAGCCGGATCAGCAATTTGACGATCCCGACTTCGATCCTGCCAAGGACAAGGACGAAGAGGACGAGGATCAAAAGCCTCGACCGAAGAAAGAAAAGGATAAGTCCAAGCCAAAGGATAAGGGAAAAAAAGATGATGAGGAAGAAGAGGGTGACGAGGATGACGATGATGAAAAGGATAAAAAACCCAAGTCCAAAAAAGAGGATGAAGATAAGGACGAAGATGAGGAAGATCTCGATGAAGGTCGAGAAAAGCGTCCACAGCGGTTCGTTGAGCCTTGGGAGCTTACACGTCTCGAGAAAAAGCTCACAAAGTCCCTCGAGGGCATTGTTGAGCAGATCAAGGAAGTTGTAAGCAAGCCGGACAATAAAGAAACTCGGAAGGAAAAGGAAGACATCGCCGATCAACTCGATGATGTCAAGAAAATCGCCGACGAGTACGGATTGGACCCGGAGCCGTTGCAGAAATTGGCTGATGCCATTCTCTCAAAGGTAAAACTGCCTAAGGATATCACCGAGAAACTGGAATCACTGGAAGATCTTAAGAAAGAAAAAGATGACGAGAAGTTTTGGTCAAAACAGG